ATTGTTATGCCGTCTGGTAATGGTTTATACATCTTTAATCTTTCTAATCATTGTGGCTTTTTTTGGATACAGTTGATTCTTAATATGTTCTTCATCAAATCCACTCATTCGTTTTATTTTGCCATTTACTTTTACAGAGTAAATGTATGGAGGTCCGTTCCAAGGTTCTAATCTGATATTTTCATATCCTACTGCAATCACTTTAGATTTTTTCACCAATTTCAAATCCTCTGAATCTCATAAATCTTGGAAATCTTAATGAGTATTCTTGTTCGCTATCCTGATTCTTTGTGACAGCGTCTGCTCTCACTTCTACGATTTGACCTACTAATTGTTCTTTGTTTTTCCAAAACTGATCTCTATTATCATCTGATAACCCAGAACCTACATTTGTTTTAATTAATTTGCCATCATCTAAACCTTCACAAATCAATGCACCCAATTTGCCTACATTTCTTCCTGTGCCTTCTTCTGTGGCTTTAATTTCTAAACTTACTTCTATAAATGGCTTTAATTTTAACCAAGCATGACTTCTTTTGCATTGATACGAAGCATCAATATCTTTAATCATAATACCTTCATAACCTCCCTGTACGGCCCTCTTATTCACCTCTGTGTAAGTCTTTTGACCTTCGGGTGTGTCTAAGTCCACAATTTCATGGTCCAGCACTGTAACGGCGTCTAAATTGGTTTTGTGTTGTTCATACCAGGCTTTTAACATTTGAGTTCTCAACGTCTGTGTTTTGTCCCAAGCACCTTTTTTAAAATCTTCTAATGGTAAAAAGTCAAACAAATGAAGCACTGCATCTTTGGCTGTACCTCCGCTCTTTCTATGTACCTGTTTCATCAAGTCTTGAAAGTTTTCACTCATCACTTCACCATCTAATACAACTGGGTATGGTGGCGGACTGGATTTAACAACATCACTAATTTGTGTTTGTATGTGTCCAAAGTTAGTAAACTCTTTTCCATTACGACTGAACATATCCACTTTACCATCTGGATAAACAATAGTAACCACTCTAACTCCGTCTAATTTTACTTCCAACATCTTCTTACCCACCAACTTCTTTTCATGGTTTGTACTGTCATGGGCAAGTTGGCAAGTAAACACGGGCACCATGTACTTGCCAAACTTATTCTTTTTAGCCACAGAGTTTACAGTTTTTTCTGAAACTCCACATCTTAAATCTTTTATTAATATTCTTCTATAAAAACCATTCCATTGTTCTGCTGTCGCCGAACTCATTACAAGTTCAATGGCATCTCTAGCCGCGTGACCAGTCAACTCTCTTGCGTGTAATTTTTCAGCAAGTTCTTTAAACACTTCCCATTTACAACCTTGTGCAGAAATAACATCATCTTTGGTTGGAACTTGCTTGACTCCAAATGTGTATAGTTTGTCCAAACACATTCTTAAGCCTTCAAAGAATTCATCCAATCCTTCATTCATTGCTTCTAACAACATTTTTTCTTTTGCTAATCTACTATTGTCTGCTTCTAGTTTAGCAATAACTTCTTGTGGTTGTGTTCTCATATCAGTTTTACCAAAATGTATATTTGTAGACATAACACCACCAATGGAACGATTGTTCTAATCAATTCCATAGTGTGGTTGTACTCGTCTAATTTTCTTTCTAATTTGTTTCTTTTTGTTTTTTTCATTGTACTAATTTTATTATCTTTTGGCATCAAAGTCAACTCCTATACTGGTTTTAATACTGTTTGTTTTGCCATATCTTTCCAATTTTCTGGAAAGGCTTTTGCCAAATCAGCAATTTTAAGCACAGTTCTAAGACTGATTTCTCTCAATTGTCTTTTGTTTTCATCTACAAATGATACAATAGAATCTTCTGTATCTTTTGGTAGTGAATATGTTTTTAGCATACCATCTGTGACAATCTGCTTAATTCTTAATATCTTCTCTCTGATAGTATCAATTGTAAGATCAATATAATGACATCTACTTTCCAATGCTTCTAAATGATCTCTTAATTTCTTACTCTTTACATTATCAAATTTAATGTTTGTAATAAAAATAACTGACCCAGCAAAGTTAAAAGTATCAGGCACACCTTCTCTTCTCAACATATGCGAGTCTGTGTTCCAACATATTTTTCTAGTCTTCTTAGAATCCAATGCCGCCTTCAATATGTTTAAACTTAAATCATCTAACAATATAGAATCACAGTCATCAAACACCAACACATTGTCAGCATCACAAAAGTTATACAATTTACAATATAATCCTATAGGACTCATTGCACCTTTTACAACTTCATATTTGGGTCTTGTATTACCTAGTGTACTCACAACTCCATATCTGTCAAGCACTTGCTCAACACCAAATGATTTACCAACACCTGGAGGGCCACTAACTATCATTGCTCTCACGTCGCCTTTTTTAGTGGCTTTAGTCATGTCTGTTAAAATATCAAATCGTTGTCTCATTCTTTCAACAGTTTCTGCATCTGATTCTTCTTTAGGTTGTTCAGGAGCAGAGTCTCTTAATTGATTCTCATTCTCTACATTAATTCTAATTTGTTTTTTAGTAGCACCTGGATATTTTGCCAGGTCTTCTATTTTAACTGTAATGAATCCACCTTCTTTGTGAGGGTGTGGTTGATAACCTTTTACAAGTTGGAAAGTTTGATTTTCTACTGAAGTTTTTCTGTAAGTGCCTTCTAGTACGTATATTGTGTTTTTCATATGTGCCCTTTATGTTGCCTTAATTAATTTGCCTTATTTTATTATTATAGTTTCTAATGACCAAAAAGTCAACCAATTAGTCTGCTCTACTTTCGCTCATTACATTCAAACCATACTGTTCTTCTAATACCTTTGCAAAGGCATCACAAGCCACTTCTTTGATGTCCAAAGATTGACAGTGTCTATACTGATGATTCTCTGGCATAATATCGTAGTAGGATACTCTCCAACCACCTCTATAACCATTGCTACCAATACCTTGTTTCTTTAACCAACCAACAAATTTACCTTGTGCAGGTCTTATTGAGATATTAGCAAATCCACAATACATAGGTTCTTCTTTACCTTCCATATATGTGTCCACGGCATCAACAGCCGCTTCTTTGGCTACTCCCCACATCTTCATTGGTTCTACTTTTGCGTTTACAAATTTAACTACTTGTTTTACATCTTCTTTTATCATCTTTTTTTCTCCTGTTATTTTATTAAAGTGTTTGTACATTTTGTTCAATTGTTTTTCTATTAATTCGCTCATTAAACCATCAATCTTTTCTGACCGTCCATATAACAAGCACCTGTCCACTTAACAACGTACTCACCAAAAATGTTACCTCTTGGAGCATTCAAAGCCGGTAATGCCCAACTTGCCGCTTTTAAGATATCACCTTTTTTAAACTCTACACCTTTAGAAGTTATAAAGTCTTTACTTGCTATGAATGAATGTACTGAATTACTAGTACCAATCTTAGTCATTACTTTAATGTATTTCTTGCCCGGTTTAACTGTGATACTTTCACAGAACTCTTTAACCATATTGTCTCTAACAGTTCTTTCTGTTTCTGTTTTTGGATTGTTCCAACCAACATAATCTTTTTTAATGTTTTCTATGTATGTGTCTATTTGTGTTTGCATTTGTGCCTCTCTGTTTGTTGCCTTGTTATAATATTATTATACAGTCTGAACTACCAAAAAGTCAACCAAAAATGTGATTAAAGAAGTCCCATTCTATGCGGGTTTTTAGTCTGTGGATAACTTTTTTGAACCCAAATAGTCCTTTTCACCATAGGTTTTTGCCATATGACACAGAACACACAGGGTTTGAATGTTGCTTTTGGAGTCATCTCCTCCTCGACTTTTAAGGTGTATATGGTCTCCATGCATTACACCACGCATGGCTCTTAACTTATGATATTCATCATCGATGTATCCAAATCTTAATTCGTCTGTTCTAGGATCATAACCACAACTAGAACAACTCCAACCTCTGTAGAACGTGTGCGGTCTTTCTGCTTTACCCATACCACCGTATTCAACACATTCCAATTGATGTTCTCTACACAAAGTTTGACTGCCCGGACCTTCATACATACTCAACTTATTGTCACAGTCTTGCAACATACAAGTTTTTCCTTTAAGTTGTTGTTCTGTTAATACTGCAGAACTTTTAAACTTGTCCTTATCTGGATTGCGAATCATTTACCAAAGATCCTTTTTGTCAACTGCATACAGATGTTTGTACTTGGGTGTTTTAAGTTTCGTGCTTTTCTTAATCTGTGCAATAAGAAACGGGACACCAAAACGTGGTTCTGTTGTAAATCCTTTTAAACCATTTTCTTCAAACTCTTCTGGATTTGCTTTCTTGTACCAAGTTTCATATGACAGTTTTGCTTTGCTCCAGAACGATCCTGTTTCACTCCAATTGGCTTCAAAGTATTCTTTACAAAACAATGCAAAGTCTAGTAGATACTTGTCATCTACTTTCAACCCATCTTTAAAACAAGCATCAAAGTATTCATAAAGCATTCTTGCTTCTTTGGCTTGTACTGGACGTTCTTCATTTATATAAACCCAATACTTGGCAAACATACGAGTTACATCAACGTCTTTACGTTTTTCCAACTTCTTGGTCATAATTGTATCTGCCAACAATGTGAATGCACCTGACTCTCTTTCGTCACCAAACTTTTCGTGTGTAGCAAATAGACCTGCGTCTTTCAGCAAGTCATTAATTTTAGCAGTGTC